GTTTCCCAGTCACGATCCGTGCATGAATATTCACTCCCGTTTCGCAAAAACGGTAAAGATTATCATGCACTTGATAATGGCGATTAATCAGATCTCCGTTGTATCCATAGTGAGTGTCATTGTAAGAATCATCCTGCATCAGAATATCAGTGCCACGCTTGCACTCAAGCAATGTGTTTCCTTGCATGAGAACACGCCCTGGCCTGAGCATCCCAACCTGATCTGCGTCTGCGGTTGCAGAATCAAGTAACGCTCCTTCAATACCAATCCCATTGCTCCAACCATGTGCAAATGAATTCGTCACCGAAATACCATTTGCACCATAAAGTCCGGTCCAAATGCCTTGCCCGTTGGTTTTACCTGAAAAGCGCACACTATCCGCAGATAGGTCTGCTGAATTCCAAAAATCCGGATCGCCAATAGCTACAATTCGATCAAGTCGGAAATGGTATGCAGATTCTGATTGATCAAGCTCTGTTGTCCCTGGATTTCCTCGAACGTTAATACCATTAATCGTACCTGCAAGTGTATGCACGGTATCGACAATCACGCGCTCCATTGACAAATCTTGGCATCCAATAATTTCAAAACCAACTGAACCCGCATGATCTATTTCAATGTCGCGTAACGTTACTCGTTCAACATTGTTGATATAGAAATTCCCATTGACAAAATTGGGACCACCAGGATAGTCTGTTCCGTTCCAAAGATCACCATTAAATAGCACGCTGAATCCCTCGAGGTGCAATCCCTTTTCGCGATCAGTGCGTGACGCTGTCTGTGATGCTGCGTTGTTCAGGATGTTGTATTGGAAAAATGCATAGCCCGTCGAATCATTGATATGGCCATCTGGCACCTGGAATACCGTAATCCCGACACCATCACCAATCAGCTTGAAGTTCTGAAACGTACTGTCCTCTGACACTTGGATCATTGAGTAGTCCGTCGACCGGCTTTTGGTAGTGCTATGAACACCAGCCGGTGCATATACAACCACGCTCGAACTATCCTTGAGCGTAAAGCTATCGATGATTCCACGAATACCCTTTGAGATTTCGGTGGCGTTGAACCAGAACGGCGATGCCTTAACTCTCGAACTCTCATGCCAGATAACCGCACCACCTGATTGAATATCGAAAATCTGCTGGTATGGTGATGCCTCAAGCGATGCACCGGCCTCGATGAACAGCGTATCCGTTAAGGTCAATTTGCCACCAGGACCAAATCGCAACCCCACGTAAGCCTTGAGTGTATCGTCAGAGCTCAGTGTGACATTTGACGTGATGTCCACCAGTGCCGTGTCCGTTTCAGCACTGTCAAGTGCTGCAGCAATGCCACCGCTAATATCCTGGACATTGTAACCGTATTGCCTCACGATCTGCCCAAACGTGCGCCCTGAGACATTGAATACCTGATTTGCCAATGTACTCGGAAGCGTGAAAGTCCGGTTTGATCCAAGCGTGTTTCCCGACGCACTCAGTGTAAATGAAATCGTATCACCGGCCGCACTGATAAAATAGACCGGGTTCCGCTTGATATGGTACTTAATGTCCTGCGCGCCGAGACTGGTCACCAGGAACAGAAAGACTACAAATATTCGGCGCATGGCAATTCCACCTCGTACATGGGTTCACCTGGTCTGAGTTCTGGCGCATAGTTTGGATTGGTCAACCACAACTCGCGATAAATATTCCTTCCACGCCCTCTACCTTTTCCGGAAGCGTAATACGTGGACACATTGGCAGCCGTCATTGCGTATTTTTTCAAGTCCAGATCATCGATCAAAAACGATCCACCTGCAGAACTCCGGCCGAGCAAAATCTGGGTGGGCTCACAAACACCCTGAAATCCTGGCGTCGATGTTGCCTGTTTTAGAACTCCGTCGACATAAAGACTCATCACTGCGGCCGCGTCTTGATCCCAAACAATCGCAATATGTGTCCAGGTGTCCGGATCCAGAAAGTCACCAGTAGGCGCAACCTGAGCACCGTTGCCACTATCGTCATAGTACCGCATACTCACCTCGAAGTTGCCGGCAGCGTTCTTGACAACCCTGAGAAAGTCTTTTCCTGTCGATGTTTCAATCTGCATAATCCAGCGTTCAGCGCCATCGTTGTGATGGAACCGTGGCTTGATCCAAAAACAGACTGCACCTTTGCGTTCGTTGATGTCGTCCTTGTCGATCGGCAGTGTTACCGTTTCGACAGACCGTGACTGTGCGGACCCAGTCGTGAAGATGTCTGACGAGGCCACCGTGCGATCAAGTTCGAACTGTGGATTTTGAATCAGCACATCCTGGTTAAGTGTTGCATTGAGGAACTGATAGTACAACCAGACATTTCCACCAGCAAACAAGCTGTTTAGTGTATGGTATTGATATCGCCGCCATTCTGTGCTTACCGCAAAGTATTCATCCTGACGCGTATTGCCAGACGCCGAGGACCGAATAAACGCCTGCAATGTTACAGGCTTAGTCAATGCCTTCGCCCAGAAGGACGCCACCCATGTGGATGATGCAGTTGCAGAAATAGACGATGTATGCCAAATACCTCCAACTCCCGTAATGGTATTAGAGCTCAAATGCCATGCGGCATTGTTGCCTCGAATGTCTGGACAGAATGTTGCGCCATCAGCCGTCAATTCACTGTTGAATGTGGCAAACGCCGAGAATGAACCGTTGTTGATAATCTCATTCGTGGACGCACTTTCAACCAATAACCCACCACCAAACTTGCCAGCCTCAAACCGTGGTTGGTTTACAGCAGCTTCCTTCACCAGACCATCAAACTGATCAATGTAGTTTCCAACCGATGCTCGAGATACAGATCCGTCGACATGATCATTGGACAACAGCGTTTGATTTTCGAATGACCAGTATGGCCCTTGCGTCTCATGAACCATCAGTGCAAACGTCTGCCCTGACCTTGCATGGCGATAGAACCCGGCCAATTCATGATTGACCACCTGCCCCCTTTCATATCGAAAGCGTAGGTTGATTGTTGCCCTGTCTGGACCGTTAAGAAACTCAACTTTCCCCGATCGCGCAACGTTCTGTGAGCGTGCTCTTGTTTCTGGACGACCCATTGCGGACGGATCAACAGAAGTCCTAACCGTCCGGCCGGCATATCTAATCAGCGCCATTAAAAGAATCCTGTTGTCGATTTCAGGGATAGATTAATACCAGTTCGATACAACCCCAGACCACGGAACTGCAGCGTTGGCCGGTCTGCTAACGTCGCGTCTGTTTCATACCAATCCACCTTGGCATATGAACCATTCTGCAAAGTCTGCGCATGCACGATGAATTCCCAATCCTCTACACCCGTCAGTGCTGGATTGAACGGAATGTCCAGCAAGTGCTTTGCTTCCAACGTTGCGGCGCTGGCAATACCAACCTGCAGCCGCGCATACTTGTTCGCATCTGTTGCAGTCCCTGGCGGTGTCATCCGAATTGTATATTTCTGATAGTGACTTGCTGCGGCCGCCAGAGTCTGCATGTGGTAGTACGCATCGCTTGGCAACGTAGCAACCCCAAGTGTTGGCGATAATGCCAATGCACTGTCAGTGATATCCACCAGCGTTACATTATCGATCGACTCCTGATACGCCGTACCGAGCTTATGATATTCAAACGTCCTTAAACCAAATGTTGGATGCTCCAGAAAGTCAAACTCAGCAGACCACACAAAACAGCGTTTGGTTGCAATGCCACGGCCGCCTACATCGTGGTTAGGAATATCTGAATGCGACACCGCCACCGTGTCACCGGTGTAAACCAGTGCTTTTTTGTACCAAGTCTCTGCATGTAAATCCATCCCCGGATTGCTGTACAACATCAGCATGCGGCGATAGAAATACTTGACCTGGTCATTTTGCACAATGACCGATTGCAAACCTCGCAGATCGAACGACTTTTGAACTGTCTCGCCAAGCGTGTTGACTGAGGGTACCGACTGGATTTCGAACTCATTGTACCCAATATCCCGAAACGCTGTGCGCGTGGTTCTGATGTTGTTCATCAGCTCTTGATCTACCAAGCCAACACCAGGCTTGCCAATGATCGTATCATCTGACAACGTAATTGCTGTCAATGGACCTGCCGGCAAATCCAGAATATCCGGAATGTGGAGATTGATTAGGCCCAATTCGTCAATGTATGGGAAACACGGTGCCATCGCCTGCAATACCGTGCGGTGAAAAAACTCTGGCGTCGCCTCGGTTTGTGATAACACTTGACGAAAAGCCAGACTCCAAGTACCGTTGCGAATGCCATAGTATTTACCACATTTCTGCAGGATTTCACGAACATTCACCTGATCCTCTGGGATGCCCAAACCATAACCCGCGATGCCCAGATCATAAATACCGTTGTTGCCATCGTCAGTTGTCACCAGATACCGCACAAACAGCTCACCAGGATTGCGTTGGTGCATGATATAACCCTGATGCACATCGGTGCCGGCATCAATGATTGTACCACCGCTGTATGCCCTCATGCCTGTTAGCCGAAGCGTTGGTCGGTCTGCAAGCGTTGCACTGGTTTCCGTCCAGTCTGCTTTCAGGAAATCCGGGTACTGTGGATCACCCGGCAGAATCTTAACTGAAAAATTCAACGTTGCCGTGTCGCTTGGCGTGTATGACAGATTACCCTCTGCTTGCGATTGAATAGATCCACCAGACAGCGCTGAGCAGACGACTTTCACCGTTCTGCTGGACGTGGTTGCACTGCCCGGTGGAACCAGCTCTATACCCATGACAAAGTTATCATGGCTCGCCCACTTCTGGGTGAACGTCGTACCACGCTGAATGTAAGCGTCGGCCGCTTCGAATGTTGTTGATAACGTCGACGAAAGCGCCAAGGCACTGTCATTGACACCCGCCAGCGTCACCGCATACAATGGATTCGACGGTGGGATAGTTCCATTGTACAAGGGCGACTGCACCACATCGTCGCCGAACTCGCCCTGATCAAGCGTAATACCCTCGTAACCGATATAGTTACTGCCGCCATGTATCAGCACCGGTTGATAACCCTGTGGCTCATAATCGAACGAGGACGACCCGCCATTGCCGTTGAAGCTGGAGCCATCTTCAAGCGCCAGTGTAATTTCACCTCGAATAAACGTTCTGGCCAAGCTGGTTTCAGGAATCACACGGAACACATCGCCATAGATCTTGTACAGTCCACCTTGGCATGCAAAGGACATCACCATGAGGTCACTGTCCATCGCGCGCTCTTTGATGAAAAAGTCCGGTAACCTGGTGAACTCAGCGAAGTTCAACTCCTCGTATCCGTACCAGACTTTGACCTTGCGCCCGTCCATGAAGTAGTTTCTCACCACATCCTGCACAACGCCAGCAGAGTCCAGAACCAGAGAAAAAGACATATCGCCGATTGTATTACGCGTTTCAAGTGGATCTGCGTCAGCAAACATTCCTGAGCCGTCATCTTCCAGTAGCTGGAAAAACGTGGCATCAATGTCTGCAAAAGAGCCACTTGCAAAATAAACGTCCTGTGCGTTGTACTGCGTGCCATCAATCTGCACGATGTACACCGGCGTCTTCCGCTCTAACTCGTTGTAGGTGTTGAATGTTTGGGATGAGGTAAACATCTACTTAGAGCCCTGTTTCTGGACCCGTGTTGCTGGTATGCTGGTTTGCCACCTGGTAACCTGGCGTTCTAACATCGGTGACAACCGGCGTCTTACAAACTGCCCATCTACCAGACCGCCCTTAATGACATTGGTGATCTGCACACCACCGCCAACGGCCGCTGTACCGTTGTTGATCGAGTTAAGGAACTCCTCACCGAACCGCCGCATTGCCTGGCGCGTTACCACACCCTCACCAATCTGCGCAGCGATCAGTGTATTGTCTCGACCAAAGTTCCCGCGCGCGCCGCGTGTGATCATACCACCGGTGGGATATCCTTTGATCTTGCCGCCATCAGCCAATGCCTCGACCGGACCACCATCAGCAAACGGCAGAAACTTTTTCACCGCCAAATTAATGGCCAACGTGAGCAATGTAGTAGCAACGCTTTTAATAATTTCGCCGACATCTTCAAGTTGGAAAATGATCGCATTCAATGCTCGACCGACTTCAGACTGCAAAGCAGCTCCCAATTGCTCAGTCGCCCTAATGTTATCCTCGATCGTCACGCGCATATCGGCGGATGATTCAACTTCCTTCATGATGCCAGCCATGCGCATTGCTTGCTCAGTGCTCGCGCCCAGGTGCCGTTCGAAGAACTTGGCATGGTCCAGCATACGCTCAAGGTCTGTTCGTGTGTCAACAAACGCCTCGCGCATACCGATGCCATCGGCGGCCATTCTGATTGCCGCCTGTTCCATGCCTCTGTATGCTTTGGTGGGTGTTTCAAGGTTTTTGCCGAGGTCCTGAACTGCCTTGTTGATCTTAGGCATTGTTTTCTCGGCAGTATCCTTAATACTTTTGCCTGCCTTGTCGGCCTCAGTAAGAACGTGGAATTCAGCTCTTAATTGTCTTGACAACATTTGTCCGAATGAAGTCTCACCAAAAGAGCGAATACCGTCTGTGATTTTACCGATAAATTTGGCGGTACCCTGCAAAATGGGCATTAACGGCACCAATGTTTCACGGCCAAGTCCCTTGAATTGATCGATCAAATTACCTAAAGCGTCAACAGCCTTTTCTGACTTATCAGCCATATCAGAGGTAATTACTGCACCGTACCGCTTTGAATCATCGATCAATTCTTTAATGCCCGACCTCTGCTTGCTGAGAATCTGCAGCATACTGACGCCCTCAGAATCGAATAGCTTAAACGCCAGGCGTAGCTTTTCCGAACTGCTTTTGACCTCACTGAATCGATCAGCCAATTGTGGCAACAGTTCCTCAAATGATAGAATGTTGCCCTCTGAATCCTTGACCCTTAGTCCAAGTTTCTTAATGGCTGGCGCAGCCTCACCGGATCCCATTGACGCAAATTCACCAATTCGGCGATTGGCACGCTGGACAGCCATATTGAAGTTATTGACCTGTACACCGCTGCGTCGTGCCACAAACTGCATGGCAGACAGAAATTCAACCGATTCACCAAGGCGTGTTGACAGCTTCCCAACACTATCTGCACCAGAGATGAGATCCTTGGCAAACTTTGCCGTTGCCAATGCGACCATTGCCCGCTTGAGCTTGCCAAATTGCTGCGTCAGTCCCTTTGTGGACATCTGCGCCTTTTTGGTCGACCTGGATATAGAGCTCGCTGTCTTGCTGGTCTCAGAGCGAATTTTCGCACTGACACCACGCAGTTTACCAGACGCGAGGTCGTCTACATCTACGGCAATTTCAAGTACCTTAGTCGCCAATTGTCAAGTGTTCCTTGATTTCCTGGTGCACAATAAAAAGGTCGTCAATGAGCCCTTTCAACTCCAGAGACGACCAATCTGGTTTATACGAGGCCAGAAACAACTCTGGACCGATCGCAAGCACCGGCTCAGATCGACCGAGCAGGCTCAATGCGATTTCAAAATTACGTTCTACTTTCTGCGTACAATCGGTAAAAGGGCAGCCCTCGCATGGATAAGGATCAATCCCGGTTATTTCCGCTATTTCTTTGCAGCCTTCACAGGTTTTTTTCGGGTAGTCCGCCCTGAACGCTGCGAGGTATTTGATTTTTTTTTATGGTCACCGGACAGTTCGTCCAGATCGAAGTTATTTGGGTCAACTGCCTTGTTTTGGATCCAGTTGTAAATATCGATTCTGACGGACCTAAGATACCGCTGCGCCTCATAGGTGCACTTGGTCATCCCTTCGCCGTCATCGTCCATTACCTCATTCGTTGATGGATCAATCAATCTAATCTGACGCCAGTTGCGAATCATGTGACCAAGCATCAATCTAAACTGATAGTCTGCTGCATCTTCGTCGGTAGCGTCATTGCTTTCCCGATATAGCTTGACCTCGGACTCAATACCATCCAAAGTAAGCTGCGATGTAAAAGCGATTTCAAATTCAGCGCCCGATTCATGAGGAAACCAGCGCGTTGTTGTGTCGGAAGCTCTAACTTCAAGCATTTTACCACGTCCTTTGTTTAGTGATTACAGTACAAGCAACCCCGTTTGAATCGTGTTGCGGAATACAAACCAGAAAGGATCTTGCCGAGACATGCCGTTTACAGCACTCTCAGTACCCAGAACCTTGAACGATAGTGGCTGCGTTACCTTACCTGGTCCGTCAGTCACCTCGCCGTTGTCAATGATTTCCAGGTGCGGCATGTACAAATGCATACCGTAAGTCGCCAGAGCGCCAGCGGCATATCCAAAATCCAAGTACAGGTGCGCCTTTTTGCGAGTATCATTGCCCAGATCAGTCACCCAAGTATCCGCTGTCTTTGTGGGGAATTCCAGTTCGAGCATAACCTCCGGATATTCCCCGTCTGCCGGCTCTTGCATGACTGCCTCATTCCCGTCTACCTCGCCACATGCAGCGTTGTACGCTTCATTCCCACGCGCATACTTGAACGATAAACTGGACGGCTTGACCAGGTTAGCGGCCGCCAGTGTCGCGCCGCTCTGATCACCAATCCAAAGCCTGGTGCGATCGAACACGCACAGATTCGACTCAGTTCTCGGTGTCACTGAATTCATCAGCGTTGTAGTCACCATTGCTTGCTGCAGCCTGGCGTTGTGGACCTGATAGACCAATTGATAGAACTGACCCGCCTCGCCATTAAGCTCAAAGCCATCAAACTTGATCGACGGATAGCCATGCACAATTGCGCCGTCCTGCTTTTCCATGACCATTGAACCAAACACACCGTCAAGACTGCCGGCTGGAATGATCGTATGATCCATCGCGCCAGTTGCATGCAAAAGTGTATTGGCGGTTCCACAAGCCAGCGCAATCATTCTCTCGCTTTCATCTGCCCTCAAATATTGCGTGATGCTTTTGGACTCAAGAGGATAGTTGCCCTTGACCGATTGCTCCAAGTGCCTTCTTCTCGCACCAAGCGAATCGTCTGGCAAAGACTCACGCGCCGGCACTCCAAGATCCTCTGCCAGAATATGAATCCCATCGTTTGCACCGAACCCGCCCACCGGCGCTGTATTCCACGTGGTGTTCCTAGTTAAACCAACCAGATAGTCTCTTTGAATGACGTTTGGCATTTCAACCTCTTACAGTAGTTTTTCTCTGACCGTCACCAAGGCGCTTAGCGCTTCGGATCCTGTACCCTGATCGACCAATTCAAAGCCAGTTGCCGTGATAGCATCCGGATAGCCTACCGAATCTGTGAGCTCCTGCACCTCCACGTACGGTGCATTTGTCAAGTTATTCGGCACTGTTGCGAATACACCATTTCCAAACGTGTATGTACCCGCTGCAACGTTCTCGATTCTCCATGTTCGGGCTACATTCGCCACGCCGTTTTCTCCGTTCCGCTCAAACCTGTAGGTCAGCGTTGTTTCGGCAATCCCAAACGTCTCCATTGCCACCGTCTGGAAATCCAGCTCGTCCGTCATGTCAACCGATCCGCCAAGCTTCTGGTCGGTCAGAATAGCGGCAATCATGTCGTCGACAAGGTCATTGAGCTCGCAAATCAAGTCATCTGTTTGATCAGCACTCACAACACCAAAGACAGTTGCAGAAATAGCGCTCTGGCGTTGCTTTGCTGCAAAGAATTCCACCCTCTCGGACCCCAACTGAAACACGATCGCCGGAAACTGATCGCCCGGCCGTTCGTCTGGATCCAGCAGATAATGATCGACATACAAACCACCATCTGTTAAGTATCCATTGGCTTTCTTAATGGATCCAAACATGCTGGCGATGTTGTCATGAATGACTTGCCGTGCTCGTACATTGGCCATTAGTTCGCCGCGTCTGCATCCCTGGTAAACTTAGCTTGCCAGGCAAGTATGCCAGTATTGGCCCTCAGATCATAGACAAAACCAGAAATTAACACACCCTGTACCTGATACGACTGTCCTGGCGTGAGGATTACCGGACCGCCCGCTCGCGTTGTGTCTGCGTCCTTAAACCACACGTCCAGCGTGTCAGAACTGATATTTTGCACCGCCAGATCGTAAGCGCCGCCGCCATCCAGCGTAACGGAATCCATCGTTGTGCTTGTCGCCGTGGTGTCCTGCCGCCAATCGTAGGCATTCCAGATCTGATTGAGAACTTTCTTTTCGTTCCGGTTCCAATCGCGGCGCTCCTCGAACGTAAATCCATATGCGGCATGGAATACCGCCAGAAGTCCAATCGCAACCAGCAGTGTACGTACCTGCTCAGTGTACTTTTTCATTTCTTTCGCTCCTTATATCCAATGTGCTTTTGCATCGATTTGACAATCATCTTAGCCATGCGTTCGCGCATGATCGCCTCGGAATTAACTACACCTTTCGAGAACGGTGCACGCGGTTCGCTCAAGGCACCGATCGTATCGAATTCGTGAGTACGTGCATAGATCACGTTGGTACCGAGCGTTCCGACTACCTTGCGACCCTTACGAAACACCCGTGGAAAGTTGGCCATCCAATCCGCTCTGAGTCGTCCCGTAAGCGTTCTCAGCTTATCATCGAAAGGATTTGGTATCCAAGGACCCTTGTTGCCTGCTCTGCCTCGCCCTGGCGCGCTCAGGTGGTGTTTGGCCGTGAATGACTGTGCTTCTATCAATGCCGCCTCAAGCGCCTGCATTAAGGCACCTTGCATGTCAAACGATTTATTCCGCTTGGCAAACTTTTTCAGCTCTTTGAGATTCACTTTTGTCGCAAACATCAGATATTCACCATTCGGTATCTGGCAAGCGCCGCCTTAACCTCTGGCAGCAAGTCCGTCACATTGTACGAACTGGAAGCTGCACCAAGTGCGCGGTTTGTTTTGGCCAGCTTTCCAGCAGCGCCCTTTTTGCGAGACTTCTGGAATGTCTCTGCGATCTGCAAGCCTAATGCCTGTCTCAGATCTGCCGGCACCGGAAATACTTTGTTTTCACTTTCCAGGGATGCGAGGCCGGACGCATTGGTATCACCATTCCAGCCAATTAACTTTGCTGCCGACCTCGCCGCGTTCGTACCAGAACTCCATTGCAGATTGAGCGTTACCCCACTATCAACGGAGATGGTGAAGCGTCCCTGTCCGTAATTGTACGCTACCTGCAATGTCTGGCCAGTTCCGAGCGTCGTTGTGTTCATGGCCGTCTCGAGGTGACTCACAAAACTCTGCACCGAATCGTACCAGCCGGCCGATAGCTCAGCCGAGTATAGCGTCGACACTGAACCAACCTTGAAGTCAATCCGATCGTTCTCACCACTGAACACCCGGAAGGGCTCATAGCCGCCTCGATATCGCACTCGAACGTTTTGCCTGCCTCGATAGAACACGCTTTCATCGTTGAATAACTCGATCTTGCCGAGTTCTTCCGAAACAATAACGTTGGTAGTTACCACGATCGCCGTATCAGCATCCCAATTTCTGTCAACGTCATCGTACAGGCTCTGCACGTTCTGAATCGGAAACTGATTTAAGTACACCGCCGAGTTCTGGCCATCACCGTCGAAGTGCTCTATCATGTCGTCGACAATGAAGCGTCTACGGCAATATGACTCCGCCAATTGACTCACACTGTTGACCACGTTCTCAACAAAAGCAGCGTTCAATGTCGCCGTTTTATTGGCAAACATAAAGTCACGCGCCTCATCAGCGCTCAGCAGTGCATTGCGTTCGAGTGCCATCGTTTACTTTTTCTTTCCGCGTGGCTTTCTTTTCGGTGCTGCAGGTGGATTTGGATTCTTTGGCACTACCGTCTGGTCTGCCTTGGGATTCTCTGGTGGCTTGGCACCGCCTGCCGTCTCATGAACATCTGGCATTTCGTCAAAGTTGCCAGGGAACTGCCTGAGTAGTCGGTTGCCTTCTTCCTCGTCGACGTGCTGAATCTGTTTGTCTTTGAACTTGTACTTTGGCCCATCATAGTTGATCAGCGCTGAGGTGCTTCTGAATCTAATGCGCATTATGAATGCCTCCTTGTTGCCCGTAGGCGTATTTCTCGAGAACTGTTTTCAGGTTATAGTATGGCTGATGATTTGGCCGGTGCGCCATTGCTTTCTGTATGGCATCCAGCGCCTGCGGATATTTGGCCGCCTGTGAATACGCATCTGCCAGCTTTTCAAGCGGCAACCAGGTAAAGTTTTCAGGCACGATAAACAGAAAGGCTTTTGGCCGCTCATAGCTGAGCGCAATCCGGTAGTACAGCGCTGCCTCATCCATCAGCTTCATCACCTTGGCAGCATCACCCAACAACAACCAGTGGTCATTGCGCTGCACGCGATCTTTCGTGCACTCAAACAGCACGTCACGCGCCGCATGCAAGTGCGCCAAATCGCCGTCATCGTCAAACATCCGGAAGTAGGCCAACGCTATGTGGATCCGCGATTGATAGCGTTCATCACCAAACCCAGACTGGTCTATGTGCTTCTGGAACCATTCCAGCGATTCGGTCACCTCGCCCTGTTCTTCCAAAGTACGGGCCAGATAGAACATGCTGCGCGTGTCGGTCGGATCGTCCTCAAGGCGCTTTCTCAAGCCCTCAATGTTCATCTGGCCGCGCTGCTCTTTGCGAGCTTCTACACGTTTCGGTGGCTGCCGGTGCTCCAGAATCATATCGCCGACATTCATGCGATATTGAATCGATTCCTGAATCACGTTATGAATCGGCAAGTTGAATTTAACACCATCCTTGCCAGCATACTTCTTTTTGCCAGCCGATCGATAGACGCGCTTGAACATCACCGGCCTTTGATATTGCGTTGTCGTGCCGGTGCTTTTGTGTGGCGGATCCTGCATAACTGCATCCACTACCCGCACATGCCGGTATTGTTCTGGTAGGTTGTTGGCAACCTGGTTAGCTATTTCCACAGCGCGAGGTGTCATGTAGTCGTGACCGTCCAGCATCAGAATCCAGTCTTGTGTTGCCTTGGCGAGACATTCGTTTCTCATTTTTGAGAAATCATCTTGCCACTTGTAGCGGTAGACCTTGAACTTTTTGACCTTGTCCCGGTAGCGTTCAACGATCGTGAGCATTTCCGGATCACTTGTTTTGTCGACGCCAACAACAAGCTCGTCAGCGATATGAATGACTCTTGATAGTGTTTCACGGAACTTCTCTTGCTCGTTTTTCACGCACATGCATACAGTTAGAGACATCTTCCACGTCCTTTTTACCACGTCCATAGAAAGTGGCCACTACGCACCAAAGGAAAAAAACGCAGTGGCCACACGCACCGCCTGGAGAACTGTTTAGGCGACAGGATTTACCCATTCAACAATTGCGGTCTTGCCGGATGCCGTTGCATTGGCCGGCGTGATGCCGAGCGTCTGAATTGTGAACTCAGTACCAGCAATCAGACCCATATTGCCAAGCGTTACACTGGCAACATAAATCGCTTGTTTGACCTCGCCACCAGACTCAGCGCTGGCCAGCGAAATGGCGACACCGGACGCACCGAGCGCCACGGCGGTAACGTTGGTTTGCAACTGCTTTAGCACACGCTGCAGATCAGCGGGCATGCTCGCATTGCGATAACCAAACGCTTCGCCAAGTTGGGTTAGGCTTTGAAATGTCATCGATCAGTCCTGAATTTATATGAGGCAGCCCTTTCGAACTGCCGTTATTGCGATTTTACAACTCAGTGCTGCGGATTATGACGCAGAATCCAGATTGATACCGGACGCCACGGTCTTTTCACCGGTGCCGTAAACATCGGCAAAATCGCCGCGCTGCTTGGCAACGACCTTGTGCTGATCCAGCTCAGCATCGAACACACGATCGAGCTTGACGCCTTCACGTGAACCGATGACAAAACCCGGAAGATACACAAGCTGTGCAGTTGTCTGTGTCTGACCACTCTGATAAACCCCCGTGCTATTCAGATCAGACTGCGAGAACTCCGAAATCACAGCCGGGATATTCCAGACACGGCCAATCTCACCAGTGAGCAGCGTAGCGAAGTTACCATACTTCTCAGTCGTGAGCAGGTTGGAATCCTTGAGCAACAGTAAATAGCCCTCTGCGCTCAGAATCCAAGCCAAGTTTTCACGCATGATATTGTATGGCTTGCCCATTTTTTCGATCACACCATGAAGTAGATCAACCGTTGGAATCGCTGAACCAAGATCCTTTTCAGCGCTTTTGGCACTGGCCAGCTTGCGCAAGCCTTTCCACATTTTGCGCACGTCCGTACTCTCGGTCACGTTCGAATCCATGTGACTTGCCGAGTCATCGCCGTTCATGATCGCGTTTTCCCAACCGTTCGCCAGTGTCTGGGCAATGTTGCGCTCGAGAAACGGCAGAATGGCAACGATCGAATCCTCGACCTCTTCATTGGAACTCACAACACGAACGCCCATTTTCTTGGCCGTCAGTGTAAAGTTCCCGGTGCCAGGAGTCGACGCGCGAAACTTGGTTCCCTCATCATTGATATTTTCGGGAATGTAGTACGCCTGTGCGTCGCTCGTAAGCACGTTCGGCTGCAAGGTCTTGGTTGGCATCGGAATGATTTCAAACAGCGCCGACACACGTCTCAAGAGACGCACCTTGTCAAATAGGCGTGAGCTGAAACCACTTGGTACCCAATCCTGACCGGAACCGTCTGTCGACGTATTGAGCGCCTTGGCAAGACCGCTTTTGATCATGAAGTCTTGCAGCTTCTCGTACGCCTTAAACTCTGTCGGTTTGCGCCCGGTGAGCTTGTGCAACATATGCACGCGATCAGCAAGCTTTTGGAACTGATAGAGTTTCAGGCTATCCGGATCGGATGGTGCAACCTCATCAAACATCTGGCCGCCACGAACGCGCCTGATTTTCACACCAGGAACAAACGCTTTCATAATGTCGTCAGGAGTCGTCCCTTGGGCAATAACTGCACTTGGATCGATTTCCCAACCAGCGCGCCGTTTATTGGCGTCGGCATTGATATCGTCGATGCTATCGCGACTCTGCTTATTTTCCTTCAAAACATCACGCACAGATTCTGCAAGCAGCTTGATCGATGCGGCCGTTTGCGTTGAATTCAGAACCAAGTCCTGAATTTGCTTCAAACCCGCCTCGACACTATCTGGTTCCTGCACGTCAATCTTGACAGGCTTCTCAATTTCAACAACATGGTGCGTGCCGTCCTTGAGCGTCAGCATTTTGCCGCCGCCTGAAACGTCCACCAGTTTCGCCTCTTCCGCTTCAACGTCGAACGGAGTCTGCTGGTCGCCGTCGATCTCTACGAGGGTACCGTCCAGCAATAGCTTATAGGTTTTCATTGATTGCTTAACCTCAATTCAGTTTTGCAACTGCACCGGTCAACACATTGATGCTATTTCCGAGCAGTTCAACAGTTTTTTCGTAGTTGTCTGGGCTATCTTGTTCGTTCGACTTTTGTGGATCCACCTGATCCGACAGCTTATCCCCAACGATAGCCTTAGCATTTCGGAAAGTAAGCTCGATCAAACGGATATGATCATTGGTTAGTTCAACTTCAGAGCTGTCAACAGCTCCCTTGATTCGCGTCATTAGGTTGTGAGTACGGCCAACAGCCTCGGCAACATCAAACACCCGGCTTTTCTTCATTGGCCATACATCGCGGTCAAAGTAGTCCTTGAGAAATTCGAACGACTTTGCCAGCGTGTCCACGTCCTTTCTCAAAGCCGAAGCATTCGCCGGCACCGGTACAATTGAGAACTCAAGTAGTTCATAGTCTTTAATGGTAAAACCCGTCTGGCCTTGCTGGTCTGCTTCTCTCGACCAACCACCGGGCAACACACGAAAACCAATAGAACCGCTGTCCAGCACATCGCGAGCAACCTTGTCTGCAATCATGGCGGCAAAGCCATCGTTCTCATCGTCGAAATAGACCGTGCCAGTCACCTGGTTTTTGGTGATCTTGATCTTCTCGATTGGCAACGTTCCGATCGGCACGAAACCCCGTGCATCGTAACCATGTAACCAAAGCACCGGAATGTTGTCCTTTTTGGCATTTGCCGGCAGCTTCATGCCTTCCGGAATGATCACATCGCCATCCCGGTCGACTTCCTTACGCGTCAGAACCCAATCAAAACCACCATCGTTTCGACGCTTAGCCGCCTTTGTGGTCACGCAAAAGTGTTTCTTGCTTTCGTCAGGATCCTGTCTATCGATCCCCGGCCTTGCTGGTGTTTCGTTCAAGATCATTGTTAGTTTTCCTCAGAATCCGAATGTGACTGTGCATCGACAATTGATATTGTTGGCAGGAATCGAACCGCCAGCCGGGTGATCCATTGACTCACCTGTACCAACGAACTTGTCATCAATGCCAACCGTCTCGGAAATGTTGTGCGGGTAGGGCTCACCCCTAACGTCCTCATCGAAGCTATGCAGCCACGATTTGGTTTTAACAATACCTGACGTCTGCGCTGAAACCAATGCGCCGCGATTGCTCGAAGCGATCGTCTCAGTGCGCGCAATGAGAGGTGCACGGAACGACTCGGCCGCACGAAACAAGTGAGTGATCCGCCCTGTGAGTTTATCGATAGTCTCGCCACGCTCAAGACCCTGTTGCAATGTTCTTTGGACCTGACGCACGGTAAAGCGGTTGACGTTGCTGAACCGCTCAAGCCGATCGCCGAGGAACCGATCCACGATTGGATTCCTGGCATCGAATTCCACTGAAAGCCCATACTCTCGAGCCGTCCGCCTGAACGCTGCGCGCAAGACTCGAATATATAGCGTTTCGCCCTTGGTCCGGAATAACTGGATCGCTGCTTGAATGTCAAACAAGATTTTATCCCAGTCGAGTTGCTGTATGGCTTTCTTTCCTGCATCGATGTCTCTAAGGTTCCGGACTATTTCGTCCCGTTGGTCTGCGAACTGTCCGCGTAGAAATCTGCGGAAGATACCGGCTTCAATTTCAGCTTGGTTTTTGAAGGCCAACCACCTGTGGTAGTCGCTGTCCTTTTCGATGAAAGTTTTTTTTTCAGCAGTAGCGCAGCGCTCTTTTCGTCGTCGTCTTCTGCAATGACTTCCTCATCCAGGTCGTCAATCTCGGTGCCAAGTGGGATCTGACCGAATGGAACATAGATGACATCGCCGCCATCCATCTCAGTGAACTCTTGCCCGGCTTCCTCAGCATATAGCCGGCGCGCTTCATTGATCGCCAGAAACGGCATGCCTGTTGCTTCCTTGAGCGATCGCCGTAGTTCTACCAAGTCCGGCTTGAGTGCATCTACCTGGCTAAGATCGTGCTGGATCCGCAACCCTGGACCAAACAGCGGCATGAAATGCTGATTCAATGCGTCCTCAAACTTCCTGAGCTTGGGAATCATTGTTTTGGTCCAGAACAAACGTTCCTCAACCTCGGCCGTCGCCTTGTTGATCTGCTCACCCAGACCAACGTGCAGTTTGGGCGTCCCGGTTGTGCTCAGAATCTCGTTTGTGTTCCGCTCACGCTGCTGCATGAAATCCATGTCGCGCTGTGATGTGGTCGTTTCCTTCCACTCCAATCCATCGGCAACCAGCGGCTTGCGAAACTTGCCCCACCCGGTGAACTCTTTGGTGAACTGTTCCTTGAGCCGTTGGAATGCTTGGTCACTCAGCGGTTCCTTTGACACCAGCATGCCCTCAGGCACCGCACCGTTTTTGAAAAAGTTCAGATTCCAGGACGCACAGTACAGATCTGTCTCAAGCGCATTACTGGCCGGCTCGATCGATCCAAGCCCTTTGTGATCGTTTTTGATGTAGATGTAGCGGAAGTACAGCACATACTCGCGCGGGATCTTGGTTTTCTTCCCGTTCAGCATGTACTCGTAATGTGAGATGTATTCTTTTTCGTGTGGAACAATGGTCGTACGGTCTGGACGGAGGAAATAGATTTGCTCAACTGGATTGGTTGGCGATGGAGGTAGTTCTGGCCGTTGCGGTACAAGCTCCCAATACGATTCACCTACAAGTTCCATCGATTGGAAGTGCATTTCCCATAGATCGGCGCGGCTCTGCCACTTGTTTGGCGGCTTGATCGCATCGAATACCGGATGTGGCGGCAGGATCTCAAGTGACTCACCGCCTGCGGTATTTGCCATCAGCTTTGGCTTTAGCCCAGACGCAGCGTTGGCAATCTCGAATACCGTGGCATAAGCATAGGCATGCTTGCCATAGACGTCGATCAGTGCTGATTTTTCTTCGTTATCGTCTGCTGTGAGAATCTTTGCGGCACCACCGCCAGCATTCTCTGCTTGGATGGTTGCGGTTATGCGGGGAGAAAGGAGTTTTCTGTCGAGGGCTTGTCCAATGCCTGCGAACACGTGCGATCTCGCGATCTCTGCAAGACTTCCTGCTCGAGTTCTTCAATCGCGCAAATATACAGTCAGTCGCAAGCGTTTGACAAGGAAATAATATTTTGCCTACTTAGGTCTTCGGACTGTGGGCAATAGAACCCGTTTCACAGTGGACTGTTTGATACCCCTGTCCTCGTACAGTTCTTTAGGCTGCGGAACTGTGGACGGGAGCATACAAAGCTTTGGGATTGTCTTCTTTGCCATTTCCTTCCTCTTATGAGTGTAAATCGTATCTCACAATATGCACGCGGCTCGTCTGGATGTATCCAGCGGGTTACGGGCCATCTTAGATCTTTGACCCGCATTCCCATTGCCGACGCGACATACTGTTTGAGTCGCTTCTTTGCGTGGCGGCGTTTCATTCTGATAAAGCTTTGTGCTCAGCCTCATCAGCAACCAATCCATCAGCACACGTACCGCACAACAGGATCGAATCATTTGAATCGTGCACGCAATCGTCATCGTCCAAAACCGGTTTGCTGCATCCTTCACAGAAACCGACCAGCTCGTATTCCCGATCGTTCTCGTCAACAATTTCCAAGATCTTACGGCCACGGCCGACGGTTGTTCTGCACAGCTCGATCGCATCCTGAACAGTATCGGCGCTCAGCTCAACCTCTTCCGTCTTGATCATTGTGAATCGTACTTTCATTGTCTTCCTCTGGTTTGCATTCCCACGTCTCAGTGAATTCGAGCATCATGTCCTTGGTGGCAAAGCCGATCCATGTCCAGCCGAATGTAGTGACGCCGCCCATTTGCCAGGTTCCTGGCATACGGTGAATCGGCGATGCCTGACTGCCCCATTTCTCTGTGCACCAATCGATTATGCTGCGGTACTCTGCTGAGTCAAAATTGCCCGTACGCGCATCTACCATCCACGGCGTTTCTGACCATATCCTCAACGTCAAGTCGTCTTGCTCATCGCCAGGCATGGATCGTTTCAGCATACGTTGCCAGAGCGGTGATCCCTGAATGTTTACGGTTGCATCCATTTCTGAATCCTACTTGCTTTGCGTACAACCCACCATGTACCGATCGCCAGCCCAATCGCGTTTGCAATAACGTCAGGTACCGAGAATCCTTCGCCGCCGATCCATCCCCATTCCTGGTAAGACAGCAGCGCGTCCTTGAGCTCATTGAGTAAGCCCAGGGTGAACCAAACGATGTTCTGCTTGACCAAGTGCCAGCCAAAGTACTTGCTTGCGTTGTAAACTGCAACGGCGAACAGAACGGCGTGTTCAAGCTTATCATACCGAATGATCATGCCGTTCTGAGTGAGAAAGGAATCCCAAATGATTTCAATCATTGCTAACTCCCGTGTATTCATACACCCTGCCACACACCTGGCGGCCGTCTATTCGTTTCGTGCATATCAGCGACGCATCGCCGTATATGCGGACTGTTGGCATGCGCTTGCCTTTGAGTTCTATGTAGTTCCGGAACCTCCACGCGAGGACCGTATAGCAACGTTCGCAGCGAATGACGTCACCATCACTCACTGCCGGCACTCCCTCAGAATACTCTCAATCATCCCTTTCTGTCGATTACTGATATTGCCGTGCTTCTCGTACCACTCTTTGACACTGTCCATCAGCTCGAGCTGACGATCGGTGGCGTTCTGCATCACAGCCTCGAACAGCTTGAACGTGCGGTCGATGCTTTCCTGGCGCTTTGGGTTTATCTTGTTCATTCTACCTGATCTCCAAAGGTAGTCCAATTATCACGACGATAACGAGCAAAATATTCTACAAACGGACCCGGGCTGCATGACTCAATGATGTCGTACTGCTCGTCAGGCTTGCGACTGTGCTCACGCTTCCGGCTCACAATGATATTCGGCTGCGATCGACCAGGTGATAATGTTCGCATATTTGTACCCTTGACACCAAACAGCAATACCTCAGTAACATTGCGGAAGTAAAACCCAACACCTCTGCAATCTGGGCCACCATCCTTCCGCACCTTGTACCAAATAATCATTGTTTTGTAGGTGAATCCCCACGCCTTCATGACTTTCAAGCCATCTTCGATTAAAGCGTTAGGAACCCATAGATACAAATGAGCTTTCTCCTGTGCATCAATAGGATAATCGCATATCTCCTGCACCGTCATAGTCGCGTAACGACGCAGTCGACCATGCTCCGGCGCAACCTTACCTGTACGATTGCTGAAGCGCCACGGTGGATCTGCAAGGATTGTTGAAAAGCTCATGCCGCCTCCATCTCCTTTATTTGCCACTGCAGATACACACCCGCACATCGCCGGCAAACAAATGCGATCACCGCGCTGCCTTTGCTAATCATGTATTTCGGACCGCGCACCACATGATCAGAGCAATGATCGCATTCGAATGTGAACGTTGAGTTGATTGCAATCTTACCCCTTTGCATGCATCGACTTACCTGGATCGGTGCAATATCTTTTTTCATGGTGCTGCGTGTGACCGTTTCTGTTTGAATCCCCGTGTTGTCAATCATCTCTTCCACGCTTTCACACTTACACTTACACTTGCGCCACTTCTTACCGCAGCCTGTGCACCTTGGTTGCTCGTGGTCTTTTCGGATGCGGCTCTTTGGCGGTACAGGCGGTGGCAGACTAACCGGGCTTCGTCCATCACCTGCATTGACCGGCTTTCTCATGCCGCGCATCTCCCTCTGTTAATGATGGACTGCGTTGCGGTCCTGGTGTGATGTTGGGCTTGGGTACTGCTGGTTTCGGCGCAACGTTGCCTCGCTGCTTGCTTCCTGGCGTTATGGCTGGTTTTCGTTTCATGCTTTACGACCTCCCGCTGGCTGCGCTCTATAGACTGTGAAATCCGTACATACGTTCCGTTAAGGCTTGCTTGGCTTCGGCGTCTTCCATTTCATCCTTGCAGCTTTCGCAGCATAGGGCGGTTTGGTGGATGCTGGCCGTGTCCAGATAATCGAAGTCATGCAAGTTGTCTTTATGCTCTGGCGTATGGCAAACGTCACATGACTTTAGGTCCCGCTCCCACCGGTCAAGCCAAGTTTTGAGATCGGCAACCATTAGAAGTCCTACACCAAAAACGCCGAGCTCTTTGTGGTCTTTGAGCTTAAACTCTTCAACAAATTGCTCGCTGAGTGATTTCATTTCTTACACCTGCATCTAAAGAAGATTGCGTACTTTTTGCGGCCACATTTTGTGCAGCGTTCATTTTCCCAGACTATGCGCTTTGGCGGCCGAGGTGGTGGCTTTGGGTAATCGTCAAGATTCATGACTCATTCTCATCTTTCAATCTAAGAATCAATGCCACTAAAGCAGCAGCAATGCAAAAGGCCGCAGCAACAACGTCAAGAGTCTTTAGAATCTCTTCTAACATCAGTAGATTATTTTTTGACCCTTCACCCGCGCACCACATAAACACTTAATCACGTGATTTCCGATTCAGTTAATTAAGTTGATGCGCGGGTAGTGAGTCATTAATGGCCAATCAATGGGCCGTAATCGTTCTCGTCCCACTGGTGATAACCAGGATCATTGTCGTCTGGATCGTCATCCCCCCCCGGTTGTTCGAAATCGGGCTCCGGTTGTTGTTCTTCTTCTACGTCTTCTTCTGGTTCTGGATCTGAACGCATTACTTGATCTCCATTAAAGTTTAACTTGACTATTGACTCTGTTGCTGTATTTCCAAATTGTGCAAACGGACACCAATATCAAGCTGCTTAGCGCCCACCTGCCACACTTCCACCTCACTGGTGACCATATAACCGTTTTCCTGCATGATCTTGCGCTCACGAAGAATGCGCGGCTGATCATCAAAGTATTCTGGCTCAAGCTCAAACACCAAGTGCCGCCTGTTCTCAGTCAGATACATATCCACCACGCCATCACAGAGCGTTTTCAGGACATGCTCATGGCCTCGGAATACAAAACCTACCTGGTCGACGTTTACGCTGTCTACCGGCTTCCACAGATCGATCGTTGTTTGCGCATCACCATCGAGGATTAGCGGTTGTTTGATTAGTAGAGCCATTATTGTTTGCACTCACAGGTGTAGTCTTCGGTTTTGTAGATAGGTGCCTGCACGGTGTACGTATCAATTGAATCGGACCCGACTATTCGCCCTTCTTCAAACGCCCGACACCAGCATGTACTTGGCCCCCAATGCACCGCAAACGGCTCGAACTCTCCAGATTCCAGCCAGCGATTTAGTGGATCCACCTTGTTTGCGCTGTCCAGCTTGGCCAAAAACCTTTCCGGTGTCCATGCGGTATCTGGGACAATCACATTGTCTTTGACCACAATGCTATTTCGGGCTTCAATATAAGCATCGCGCGCTGTTTCCATTTCGATGATCGCCTTGCCAGATTCAAACCCATCCTGGTATCCTTCTGCATATGTAATCGCCAACAGAAACGTCATCCCCAAAATGAACAGTGTCGCTAATAATGTTGGTTTATTCATCGCCGTGTTTCCCTTTTACGTTTCCTGCCCACTTGCTGCCTGGCAGTCGTTCAGTGATCGAAAATCCTACAATAATTCCATCATCCTGCACATAGGTACACATGGGATGATTGCGCGCCAGCTTTGTGAACTCTTCCATAAACTCGTATGAGATGTGCACACCATTGATGATATAGCAATCCCGCTCCAAGCAGTAGATTTTTGTGAGCCCATCAATGCGCGTCCGAATAAACATCACCGGAAACATGCAGAACCAGACAGGTTTCAACCACCAAGGTATCCGCGTGCCTCCCTCAACGCCACAACGGTGCTTGATGTACAACCAGAGCATTCGCTTGCGCTCTGGCCATCGTGCGGCTTTCCAGTGCTTTCTCAGACGCTTCAGCGTGTAGTTAGTCTTAACTGTTAGCTTTATCACCCCTGAGCTCCGCAAAGAATTGTTTGACGCGGTCGGCGTACTCTTCATCGGTTTCTGTGAATTTTACTTGATATAAATCGACCTCAATAAGGTCGCCAGTATCGTATTTTCTCCCCTTTTTCCATTCATCACCCTGTCTATAAAAGACACGTGTGGGTTCTGATATAACGATAGCGGCATAAACATTTGCGGGACCGTCGCCACCCTCTGCATATTGAAACGACCCAACGTACTCTGCTTTTGTAAGCACCGGCAAATCCTTGAACTTGCGGACCCACTTGCAGCGCCTTTTGATGGGGATGTCCATTATTTGGCGGCTTGAAGTTTGGCTTCTTCTGCATCAACTACTTGCAGCGCCTTTAACACGCCCTGCGATTTGCCCAGGGAAACCCAATGATCTTGCTCGACATACTTGAGTTCCCATAGCTTGCCAAATTTGAGATTTTCCAAGTAGTACACACCAGCCACACCGTGATGCATCCAAGTTCCAAAAGCATTCTCAGACAGCATTTCCTGCAGCTTCTCATCGTGCCACGGCGGTTGTATTTTCTTCCAATTCCGCTTGTTGTGTACAAAGTACGGCTTTTCCCACCACGCGGATTGTTCTATGGTTGCTTCCTGGCCATACAATTTGTGATAGGCATCGATCCAACCGTCATATTCCCGAATTTGAGCCTCGGAGTCCAGCAGCTTCTTAATCACATCAGCGCCTTTATCCAGTGGCCAAGGATGCGACACCATGACCAGCTCGAGTAACACGCGAAACTCTGCGGAAGTCAACATGCACTTGAGTTCGTTGTCAGGCTCTTTGCGCGCTTCGGCTTCATATTGGATGTTCATCAGCGGCTTGGTATCAAATGGTGCCTTATCTTGCAGAGCAATAAGTGAATGATACCCAGAGGATGCCGTATTTATAAAATGATCTTCATCATCAATTACCACGTGCAGCGAATCACCCGTTGCCGATGGTGTCCTTACAACATCGCATTGATAATCGACCAAACCTCGCTTTGGGTCGCTAAATACGATCGTCGCCTTTTTGCCTTCCAGATCTGCCATGCTTTTCATTGTTCTCTCCAAATTATAAGCACGTACCGGCAAATTACGCCCACTTCAAAACGAGCAAAAGGTTGCCATCTGATGCTCCGGTTAGGTGGTTCAGCCGGCGCGTGCTTAGTTCAATACTTTGTGATCCGTTCTAACCTTGCCGTCTTTGCTGATCAAATCCAACTCCCAAACAACATGCTTGATCTGACCTAATCGCAGCTCACGGTTGCTATCGATCTCCACAACAACACTGAGCTGCTTAGTCTTTTTTCCGGTGCTTTGCGACTCCCGCCTGAGGCGATTAATTTCCATCCATGCGCCTTGCAGTGACTCGTACGTTGCCTGATCAAATTCCCGCTGACTTTTGGCAAACCAACCCAGACCAATGATGGTAATCACCACCAGTATTAAAGCGATTGCACCTACAAGCATTTGTTTTCACCGCTTTCTATGATGCCCTTGGCGTTTGCAAGGATCTCCTCAAGCTCGGTAACCGTCACGTCATCCACCAGGATAGTCACGGTGTCATCCTCGTTTACCCTGGCATGCGGACCAAGCTGTGCAGTTAATTGCACGGGTACTGACATTAATCGATCGACCGCGCTTTTGAGCTGACGGACCTTTTTCATCATTGCCAGTACAACCGACTTTTCCAGCTCCCCCACTGGAACATCTGGATCGTGTTCTGAGTCCATAATCGTAAGCCCGTCGACACACCAGACAATGTCAGTATAGAATCCTGTCGATCGGACCAGTAGTTCCGGCACCTCGCCAGCAGGATCACCCATTCTCACATTCAAATCCTGAACAACATCTTTTGCGCGGCTCATAGGTGTCTCCGTCGTTTGCGTTCGGCATCAACCATTGCAAGCATGCGTGCATTTATCGTTCTAACTCGATCCCTGGTATCACTATCCAGCGCGCGCAACGTTTGTATGACTTTCAGATAACTATGAAACTGATCAATAGTTTCTGCACTCATCTTCCAAGGATCTTTGATACCTCTGCGTATCTTAGCGGCCGGCTCTGCGGTTTTCGGATCCAGTTGCAGCGTGTTCGCCACATCGAAACGCTTCTCAAGCGCCAAAGGCTTATCCCACGGCAACCAGCGATCCCACAACAAGCCGATCGATGTCTGTACGCAATGGTGACAATAGATCGCCTGGACGGGTTTACCTTTTTCTATCGGCGCGCCATCGTAACAACTTGAGAAATCAATCCGGTGCAGATAGCGGTCCTTAGTGTTGCAACACCATTTAGGCGGCCTACGTAACGATCGTTGCCATGCGTGTCGCGCTTCACTGCAGCATTGCGGTTCAACCTGAACGTCGTCGGTGTTTTCCATTGCTATGCGGTTGCAGTAGATGCACTCGTAATGTTCATCGTACGCCACTTCAACGTCATGAATCTCATCACCGTCTATTTTGATAACGGACTCATTTGAGCATAGTCGATTGGCAAAATCTTCGTAATCTCTATCCAAAGATTTCTGCTTTTGTTTCCGTTCCCAATTAACCACGATATGCTCATCAAGCGTTACAATGGCTCTATAGTTCTCACGCGCCACACGCAAGCCGAGTTTATTCCGCCTACGCACCGTGAAGCTCTGGAAAGGCAAACCAGATCAGCATCAGCACAATGAGCCATAGAACCAAGTTTGCAGTCAACGAATAGACCCAGACGCGAAACAATTCCGACCGTTTCCAAAGCAGTTGCAGCTTGAATTTCAATAGTCTCATAATTACCTCGTTCGATTACCATGCATTTATGTAGTCGCGCAACAGATATTCCCAGACTATCGCGACCGGCAGTGCATTCCATGCGACTTGAAACAAGATCTCATTAGCTACCGCCAGAATACACCATCCTTTGTGAGCTTTCCACATTTCAGTCCAGCGTTTACAGCCGTCGCCGAACAAATCGATTTTGTATTTGGCTTTGAATTGCAACGTATGAATCGCCATTGAAACTATTAGAGCAATTGCCGCGATTGCCAGAAGTCTCAACCAGATCAAGTTCATACCTTCAGTACCTCATAAATTCTCTTGATCTTTTTCTCGTCTTCATTCGACCAATTCACGAGGTTCGTATTCAATGGCAGCAGCCACTGGACCAACTCCTGGCACGGCTTACGCCCCTGAATCACACCCATTTGACCCATCGACATTATTGAAATCTCGCAAGCACTATCATCGCCCTGACTGGCTGTGATGCGTATCATGTTCAGCGCGCCGCTTTCAGTCCGCTCGACAATCTTAGCTTGCAGCCGCTTTGCCGCGCCATCCTGGTCATACTCAAAAACGATTGCTGTATTTGCTACTTGATTAAACATCTAAAGACCTCGCTGATTCTGCCGATACTCTTTTCAGTAACGCACCAAAGAGGTATCACCATGCAATTCTACAAAACACCTGAGCTAAACGAGCTTGTCAACGACATCACCACCAAAAACCTGGAACTTGGCGAACGCGTCACCAAGGCATCCGAAGACGATAGAGCGCTGATCTATCGAAAGTATCAGCTCAGACGAAAGTGTTTGCGAGAAATTTGGCGCTTTGTCAATTGTCATACTGTAGAATAATATAGACACTCGCATTCAATGCGCAAGGTTTTTTTTCATCTTGCGCACTTGCCTTTCTGGGCGGCTTACATTTCGGCATCGGTGTGGTGGTCTTCGTTGCTGGCAATTGACTGCCAGGTTGCCATGACTTCATTTTACTTCCTTCCATAGTCTGCTGGATTTTCACCCCAAAAAGTCGTATGCCACTTTCTGAACCGCCCCTTAGTGAAATCAGTATTCGACCTTAACCACCCCAGCGCATCCTGAACCATTTCTTTCACCTGATCCGGACAATCATCACGCTTGAGAATGACCGAGTTCACCTTGCAGCGCCGAACCCATGATAACGCCGTCTTGCTATCCGAATAGATGAGCATATCCATCTGACGATTTTCGAGGTACTGCAAGCCTTTGACCAAGCCCAGGAATTCAGCGATCGACGCACCACCACCACGATATGGACCATCGCTAAAAATGATCGCGTTTTGCGGCAGTCCTATTGCCTGATATTCCATCCGGTCCAGATTGCCAAGATATGAGCCGTCAACAACGATACACGGCAACTCAAGGCGTTCTTGGCGTTGTACCACTGCTTGGGCCTCTTTACGCTGCTGGCGCTTCTCTGCGCGTCTCTCATAACGATTCCTGCGCCGTGCTTCCTTCTTTAGTTGATCGTGTGATTTTTGAGATGTGTTTTTGCCCGGCAAACCACGGACATAAATCAGCGGATCCCGCTTTAAAGCTTCCTTCGCTTCCCCGCGCGAATGGAAACCCTTGTAAACAGGACCGCTGTAACCATTGACCTGCTCGTAACATTCAGACCATGAATCGTATACGCCTGGCTTTCTCCCTTTCCAGACGACGTAATGAGTGAAGCGTCTTGCCATGCTATCCACCTTTCATCATAACTGATTACTAACCAACTCAACCAATGCATCGACGTAATCCGCACCGTCCAACCTGATAAGACGATCGCAAAGTGCGTCCTGATGCTCCTGCGGACATTGATCAATCACGCTTGGCATCGCTGGTACCAATGACTGACCGACCGGCGCAGACTGCTGCAACCATGTGTGAGTAAACACGCACAACGATTTCAAATTGCACGCATCTGCCATGTGTGCCGGACCCGAGTCAATCCCCACAAACAGCTCAGCACGCTCAAGTACGTACTGCAGTTTGCCAAGTGACCAGTCTTCAAATTCCAACGTCGACGTCACACCCTCAGGCAAATTATCTACCCGATCCCATTTAAAACCCGTGTGATTCTCGAGCAATAGCGTTGGTCCGTTCTCTCCGAGTCGTTTCAGTATCTGATCGCGACCTGGCAATGTCTTTTCCTTGGTACCGCCCTGTGCATGCACAACGTACGCAAACCGCTCGCTGAGTTCCAGGCTATCATCTGGCATTGCTGGCATCAGCAATCGACTTGACAATTCCACTTGCATCTCGCGCGCAATGATGTCGACACGGTGTTCATTTAATCGCACGCCGCCCTGTATCGTTTCCAGCGGGACAATGTCGACAACATCATACCCTTGAACCCTACCAAGCGCTTGGCCTTCGTTAATGACGCCCACCATGCCCTCAGCATAGCTTGCAGCGTGATGCCAAGGATTCATCACCGTGTGATAGCTTTCGATACCGTTGATTAACAGCTCATCGTCGACAACCCGCTCAAGCAGCGCCAGGCTTACCTCATCCGTTTTCATGAGTTCTCTAAGTGTCGGCGTCAGAAACATTACGTCACCGATTCCATGCGGGAACACTATCAATCGCTTTGTCTTGCTCATACCGTCTCCATTATTTTGGCGATTTTCTGGCATTGTTTTGTCCATGTCAGTTCATGTATTGGCTGAGTTTCGTGGAGAACTTGCACGGCGCTGGCATTTGCTATCAGCATTTCACCAACGGCTTGCAGCATATGGTTTCTGTTAGCGTATTGACTTAGCCCGCGTTGGTGTATTCCATCAAAAGCTGTCGCCATATCTTCATCCAGCTCATA